ATGCTGGTGGGGGCAACACACCATTTAACCACTATTTAGGAGAACTATTATGCCACTTTCTTCACCGGCAGCAGGTAACGTACTTAACAAGAAAATTGTTTATAGTACCGCCATCTGGAGAGCTGCAAAAGACGCTTCCGTCATCATGAGCGATGGCAACGGACTGATGGGAGCCAAGACCACCGATGCTTCGCGTGCGGTGCATCGTATTACCGAACTAACCAAAACCACTGGCGGTACGGCTTGCGTTATCCCTGTTCGTCTCCCGCTTGTGGGTGATGGTACGGTAGGTGATGCAATCCTCACCGGTAATGAGGAAGCGGTCGTCAACGATGCCTTCACCATCCACATTGACCAGTTGCGTCATGGGGTAAAATCTGCTGGGCAACTGGCAGAGCAAGAGGCTATTCCTCAGCTTTCCGCTGGCTACGATCAGGAGCTTGGCTTCTGGCGTGCAGAGAAGGTTGATGAGTTGGCAATCCTCACCCTCTCCGGCGTGGCTTATACCAAGACGCTGGATGGTGCTACCCGTTCGGCTACCTCGCAATGGCCGGTCTTCAAGTTTGCTTCGGATGTCACTGCACCTTCCAGCAATCGCGTACTGTACGCTGGCACGGCGACATCCACTGCCACGCTGGTAGCGACTGACAAGATGAGTTGGTCGTTGCTGCTGACTGCCAATGCCCGTGCAAAACAGCGTCGTATCAAGCCGCTGATGGCCAAAGGCTCCGGCCCGCAGGGTTATGCGGTGCTGATGCACACCATGCAAGGCCACGACCTCAAAAATGATAACGACTATAAAACGGCGGTATCACGCGCTGGTCAGGGCGGGACAAAGAACCCGCTCTTCACCGGTGCGTTTGCCGCAGTGGATGGTCTTATCCTGTTTGACACTCCGAAGGTTTATAACACCACCGGCACGTCAACCAAATGGGGCGCGGCCAACACGGTCGAAGGCGCTCAGGCGCTCTTGCTCGGCGCTCAGGCGCTCGGCTATGGCGACATCAACATGAAGGACGCTATCCGCAAAGCAGACGTGAATGACTACGGAAACCAGCAAGGCGTTGGTTATGTGATGCAGTTCGGGTTCTTGAAGCCGGTGATTAAAAGCCGCTTCGATCTGGACTCGTCGGGTAACTTCACCTCGCAGGATTTTGGGGTCATCTCCATCTACACCGCGATGACGGCGGCTGCATAACCAAGGGGGGCGGGGAAACTCGCCCCTTTTTTCCAATTCAATTTATGAGGTAATATCATGGCTAACTATCAAGAATTTACGATGTACCTGAAGGATGCAATTACGCATCTTCACCTCGCCCAGGATGGGCAGATTAAGGTGTGCCCAGCAGGTACAAAGCCCAATGCCGCCACGTATGACGTGGATGGTGTTTTGCAAACCAGCACCCGCCCGACGATGGACTTCACCGATGGCAAGATGGCCTTCCGCACCCTCGCCTCGGTTGGGAATGTGGATGTTTATATCTACACTGAAAAAGGCTACTACGCGCAGATCATGAACATCTCCGCTGGTTCAGTAGGAGACGTGAACATTGATACCCAACGCCTTAATCAGACGCTGGTATATCCGTTTTCGTATCTCGATTCCGGTCAGGATGATGCCAACCAGTATGACACCAAAATCAAACTGGCGGATAAGAGCCGCATTCTTCCTTGGGGGATCTGCGTAGATGTTACTGACGTGGCCTCAACTGAGACCTTGAGCGTCGGTACTGAAGCGGCTACCGGTGAGGACAATGACGGCTTCATTGCGCTTCTGAGCCTGACCACGGCGGGGATCGTTATCCCGCAAGTGGGTTTTGATTCGGATGCTCAGTCGGTTGCCGTTGACCTGACTGGCGCTGCTGCTTCGGCTGGCCGCGAGTACACCCTTGGTGCGTTATTCAATGCAACGTCATCTGATGGCACTTTCAACAGCCGTGCGCTTTCTGAGGGCGCGGTGGCCACTGCCGGTGGTTCGGGTGTGGCTCTTCTAGTTCCGCACATTGCTAACGTGCAGTCTCAGGAATACTTGACCTACATCCTCACCACGGGTTCAGATGCACTTCATGCCGAGGGTATTATCTCCCTGCCGGTACTGAATCCCTATCCACGTTATTAATCACTGCCCCCTCCCCGTCACCAGCGGGGAGGGATTTTCTTTCACAAACAATGGAGCATAACATGTTACAAGAGATTTCCCCCGCGATGGTCAATGCCGGTGCGATGGCACTGGAGCCGAAGCCCCAGAAGAAAGAACGCACCTACGATGTGTTTGACATTCTCGCCACCAAAGGCGCACGGACGCATACCTTCCGCGATGAATACGGGCAGTTGCAAGATTTCACCTTTGCGGATAACCGCACCGCTACCAAGGTTCCTGAGAGCGTTGTGCTTTCCTGCGGGCTGATTTCCAATAACGGCTTTTGCATCAAAGACGAGCGCGGCCTGATTCTTCGGGCATCTGCTGCGATGAGCAAGACCCATGCCCTGCAGGCTGACCAGCGTATTGTGTACCTGCATGAATGCGAGTATCAGGCGCTGAAACGCTTTGCTCAGGAAGCTGATGCTCCGCCCCAGGTTGCTACTGGCAAGAAAGAAGAGATTGTGCGCTGGTTGATCGAGCAGAACAACAAACGCATCGCCGTTGAAGAGCGGGTAAAAACTCTTGGAGAGAACCGCACCCTCTCCGACATCAAAGATGAACTCTCCGGCGTACAGTTGCCCGGTGAAGTCATTGAGGTGAATTAGTCATGGCGTGGACAGCCGCAGAGGTCGCAGAGAATGCGCTCAGGAATATTGGGGTGTTTTCACCTTATGATCTCGCCCCAGACCCTGAACACTTCTCCATTGCCATCTCGCGGCTGGACTCGCTGACTGCTTACATTGTCGCCACGGAGAACTTGCAGTGGTTTGAGGAGATCGAGCAGGAACTGACTTTAACAGCGGATCAGTCGTCTTATGCGCTGAACGCCCTGCTTGCCACTGACCTGCAATATATCTCCGCTGTGTACCGGACACTGAACGACACCAACCGCACGCAGACGAACCTCCTGCGCCTGACGGGACTGGAGATTGCCAAAGAAGAATATCCCACCAGCGTTACCCCTGACTATGCCTTCATCAACCGTGATGAGGACTCCACACTTTATCCGTGGGGCATACCTGACGTTGCCGGGTATAAATTCCATATCCGGGGCAGAAGGTTCTCAGGAAACCTCCGTTTAGACGGTGGGAACATTGAAACCGAGATGAACAAGGCATGGGATCTATGCCTAACCAATCTCCTCGCAGCGGAACTTGGCTCCGGCCCCATTGTCACCCTTCCCAAAGACCGTAGGGATGACTTCCGTGGCATTGGTGAAGATATGAAACGAAAACTCGTCACCTATAACGCAAAAGAGAACGTCTCCGCTCCCCGTAGAACCCAATTTGAGAATTTATAGACATGGCACGCAAAACCGCACTCCGGCTCTTCACCCTAGCAAATAACGCCTACCGTAACGCCACGGTGACGTTTTATGCCGTGGATTCAACGACCCTCGCCAGAACTTCGGAACTGGTGACGATCTACAACGCACCATCCGGCGGGGAAGCTGTAAGCAATCCTTACACGCTGAACAGCACCGGACGGGCATCTGATACGCTCTATACCGATGTCCCTGTCATTGCGGTGATAAACTCCTCCGTAGTCGGCGAGCATGAGACCGGTGCGGTATTTCCTCAATCATCTGCGGGCTGGCGTGGGGTATGGGAGTCACTCGCCACCTACCTCGCAGGGGAGTGGGTGAAAGACGGGGCGAACGGCTCCAACACCGGCAATATCTATTCTTGCGCTGAGGATCACACATCAGGAACATGGGCGACCGACCTCGCCGCGAGCAAGTGGGACTTGATTGTAGATCAGCAATCCATAGACGCAGCAGAAGGATACGCCGCTGACACCGCTGCCGATGCCGTACAAACTGCTGCTGACCGCGTGCAGACAGGCTTAGACAGAACCTCAGCAACGGCCAGCGCCTCCGCAGCGGCCACATCCGAAACAAATGCCGCCAATAGCGCGGCAACGAATAACATCACCGCTCCTTCTGCAAACAAGCAGGGGGCACTTCTTATGCAGAACCCAGCAGATGACGGCTGGAATCCCCTCAATACGCAGGGGAGCCTTGGCGATGTGCTGAAGTCTGGCGGTTCTAATGCCGACCCTTCCTTCGTTACCCCCGTCTACCATGATGGGTCTATGATTCATGGGGTGAATATCCAAGATGATGACTATCCCATAGACTACATAGATTATGACTGCACACTGACATCAGGAGCTATCGCCACCGGGGCAGGAACGGCCACGATAGCCCTTTACCTCTCACCTGACCGCACCAGCGCAGCAGGAACAGCCATTACCGGTGGTTCCGCTTCCTGCTCTACCACTAAAGCCGCATTGACACTCACTGCGAATAACGCCGTCTCCTCCGCTTCCCAGAAATACCTGATTGCGAAAGTCACCAGTGCTTCCGCCCTGGAAAACGTGGCGGTGAATATCGCCAGAACCAAGAAGGTGGATGCATAATGTTTGACGCAAACGTAGGTGGAGACATCGTATTTGAGAACTCCCAAGTATTCTCCACGGTGGGGAGCAATAGCTTTGTTGTGCCTGTCGGCACGCTGGTTATTGACGGACAGGCGACCATCCGCGCAAAGATATGGGGCGCTGGCGGTGGCGGTGGTGAGTCTGATGGTTCATTCGCTGGCGGCAATGGTGGCCCCGGATCATACATTGAGGCACTTATCCCTGTCACAGTGGGGGAAACACTTACCATCATCACCGGGCAAGGTGGAAACAAAGCCGTGACCACAACTGCTGGTGCGGTGACAACTCTCGGCTACGGCGGCGCAGGAAACGGCGGGGCTGACCCCGCAGGCGGCGGCGGCGCGGATTGGTCTGGGGTACTACGCTCCAGCACAGTATTGGCGATTGCGGGCGGCGGTGGCGGTGGTGGAGGTGGAGCAACCCTCGCCGGAAGCAACGGCGGCGGCGGAGATTGCGCGGGCAAGTTCGGTGCTGATTATCTTATGCCACCTGGCAATCAAGTAGCTGGTGGAAATAATACAAATGCTGGTGCAGGGACTTCCCTAACCGGCGGCGCGGGAGACAACCGGGGCGGCGGTGGTGGCGGCGGGTACTTCGGCGGCGCGGGCGGGAAAGTAGGCACCTCCATAGGGTGCGGTGGTGGTGGCGGCTCCTCGTACCATCGCCAGACAGATACCACGATAGAGAAATTCATCCCCGGCACGGCCACACCGAATACGGGTGATGCGGACTATATCGCTGGTCGGGCTGCTGGAGGAACAGGAGCAACTGCCGGTGCGAACAACGCTACTGACGGCGGCGCTGGCCTCGTTGTCATCTATTATTAACCATTAGGAGAACACCATGAGATTTCTGAAACAAAGTACATCCGTTAAGGTTCCTGTAGGGCCGTTCCTTGATGTGACCGACGGCGCAACCCCGGAAACCGGCATTACCCTCGGCGCGGCTGACCAGGCCGAACTGATGAAGCATGACGCTGCGGCAACCGTGGACATCTCCGGCAACACTTTCGCGGCCATCACCGGAAACAACGGGATGTATAACCTAACCCTCTCGGCTACGGACACTAATACCTTGGGAAATCTGCATGTGCATATTGGGGATGTTTCGGTGTGCCGCGCTGTCTCCCATGAATTTACGGTTCTCCCCGCCAATATCTATGACTCCTTGATAGCCGGGACGGATTATCTCGATGCGAACGTCCACCAGATCAACGCGAACGCTTCCAGCGGCTTCCTCACGGGGACGGATCACCTGAAGGCGGATGTGCAGCAGATCAACGCTTCTGCCACGGCAGCGGATAACCTGCAAAAAGCAGCACTGTCGATTGTTCCGGGTACGGTCTCGACTGGTTCAACGACTACCACGGTCACGAGTGGCCTCACCGAGACGACCAACGATCATTACAATGGAAGAACCATCCAGTTCACCACAGGGAACCTAGCAGGACAGGTAGCCAGCATTACGGACTATGCGGGTGGTTCTGGGACACTGACGGTTTCCACCATGACGGAAGCCCCCGCCAACGGCGACCTGTTCGTTATCATTTAGGACAAAACCATGAGCAATACTTCACTATCGCCCCTTGGTCTCCCTCGCTCCGCGCAAGGAACCATCGCCAATAAAACCCCTGCCAATTACCCTGAATTTGGGTTGTTGGTGGAGGAGTTTGATATTTGGCATCAGGACTATCAAGGGGCGGTGGTGAACGTCTATCTGGCAGGAACGACCACCCGCCAGCAGCTATACAGCGATCCGGGCATGACGGTGGAGATTGATAACCCGCAGGTGCTTCTGACTCGAACCGAGGCAGACGGGACGCAATACGGCAAGTTTGAATCCCATGTCTATGTTCCCTATGCTTATGAACTGGATATTGACGCGACCGAGCAGACCGGAGTGCAGAGAGTTCCTTTGACCGACCTGGTGGGGAAAGACGCTTCTGACGCTTTGGTGACGATTACCGGCTCCACCACGGCGAGAAAGCTGAAAGATATTGTCGGAGCCACCATCCTGCTGGAAAACTACGGGCAGGTTACGGATGCACCCTCAACAAACACTACCTTACTGAATGCCGCTATCTCTGCCGCAGCCGCGCAAGGCGGTGGTACGGTCATCCTTCCCGCAGGGACAATCCCATTCACCACCATTTCATTACCCGAAGACGTGCAGCTTCAGGGGCAGGGCATTGACACGACCATCTTGGAATCTGAATCCGCTTCCAAGGTAATTACCGTCACCGGAGATAATGCAGGTCTTTCCTTCCTCACCCTTGATGGGGTGGCATTAAACTCCGGCTCCTACGGGTTATATGGGGAGGCTAGAAACGACATCCTGCTGGAACATGTCAGGGTAAAACGCTTTGATAAGGGCATCGAGTGGCAGGGAGGGGATAACCACATCTATAAACGCCTGTATGTGGATGACTGCTCACGGGGTTTCGCCGGACTCTCCCAAACCGCAGAATTTACGGGGATGGATTGGTTTCAAGGGAAAGTCAGCAACACCACAGTATCTGGGGTGGAACTGCAAGTAGTGGATCAGGAACTGGCAAACAATCACATCCGGCAGGTGGATTTTGACAGTAACGCCGGAGCGGATGGAGCTTTACTTCTGGTGGGCGCGAGATACGCGCAGTTTGACAATTGCCGCTGGACGAACAACACCATTGATATTTGGGTGCAGGACAACCCAACTGAAAGCCTGAGCTTCAGGGAAACCACTGGACTCTATTTCACCGGCGGAGAGATCAACGCAGGCACGGTGACGCTGGACGGTTTGTGCCAGGATGTCATCTTTGATTCCATGAATCTGGACAGCGTGACCTTCGCGGCGAACATCCCTGACTCGCAGATCGTCCTTAGAAACTGCGTGGAAACGGACACGACCTTCTCAGGGGATACCACCAAAATTTCCCGCTGGCGCACCTCGGACAATGGCGCGGTGAAGGGGTTGACCACCGATGGAACTGTAACGACCGTCTATAAAACCAAAGTAGAACCAGGCGAGAATGTCAGTGTTCTTGTTCATGCCACGGCAGAGCGCCAGAACGCTTCCTCCGGCCATGCCCAATGGTTAGTGATCAATGGGGCTAAGAATGCCCCTGCCACCCTTCTCTATGATGACCAGACCGCAAACTTCACCGTAGGCAATGAGATCGTTGGCGCGACTTCCGGCGCACGGGCGGTCATTTGCGCGGATTCTGACTCAGGGACGACCGGCACGCTTTCGCTTTGTACGATTGATGGGGAGTTCGTGGATAACGAAGTTATCACGGAGGATGGGGGGACGGGATCGGCGCGGGTCAATGGCTCACTGGTGCTTGGGACGCTCTCACTGGCAGGCACAGCAACATCTCTCCATGCCATAGGAAGCAACGTCGGTGCGCCTCCCGCAGGCTGGGATGTGACCTTCGCTGTTCTGGGGCAGGAACTGTTGGTGAAAGTCACCGGCGCAGCGGCTAATACGGTGGCGTGGAACTTAGTGATCAACGTGAGTCGGCTGTAATGGCACAGTGGAAGACCATACCGATCTATGAGAAATTGCAAAAGAACGTAGGGGAGAAATCCCTTCGTGGCGAGTCTGTTGCCTCAGCGGAAAACTTGTACACCACGGAAGAAGGAACTCTATCAAGGTTCCCGCAATTACAGGAATATCTCGACCTACCCGTCACCTCCGACGTGTATCTGCATAAATGCAAAGGCGATATGATCGCCTCCTGCGGGGGAAGAACGTACCGCGTGGACGTGGTGAACGACTCATTTCAGGATGTGACGGGTGCTTTGGTGAATGGTTCAGGAAGGACTATCTTCTCAAAGACCGAGGACGGCTTACTGATGGCTGCTGGTGGGAAGATCATTAAGTTGGCAGGGGATACCACCTCTATCCTTTCTCCTGACGCACCGGAGACGACCCATGTGGCATGGCTGGCCGGACTTGCTGTTGCCCTTGAGAAGGGGTCAAACCGCTTCAACTACTCTGGAGATACGATCTCCGACTGGCCAGCATTGAATGTTCTCTCGGCTGAGGGAAACCCGGACAACATCAATTCGTTGATCGTGAGTGAATTTGGGGATGAACTCTTTGTCGGTGGAGAAGAAACAATTGAGCAGTTTGACCTTCAGGGGTCGGGTGATGCTCCTTTGGTCTATCGCTGGGGGCTTCCCTCTGGCCTGCTTGCTCCTTATACGCTCATCTCGGTGGACAATCGTTTGTGGGGTGTAAACCAGCACAAAGAGTTCCAGGCCTATTCTGGTGGCGTTGGGCAGACTGAAAGCGACGACATCCAGAAAGTCCTTGATGGGATTCAGGACTGGACAGGGGCGTGGACATCCCGTTTGAAATATGATGGGCAGCGTTTCATCATCCTGCAAATCCCCAAGGCCATCAATGAGTATGGGAGCGAAGGGATTACACTTCTCTATCAGTACAAAATGAAGCGCTGGTATTATCTCTATAGCTTCGATCAGGAGCCTATCCTGTGGAAAGGCCGGTCATATCTTGAATTCAATGGCCAGCACTACGTTGGCGGTGAGGGGAAGATTTATAAACTCGTGAAGGAGAACGGCCTCACCCAGAAGTTCCTGTGGAGATCAGGCCATCTCAGTGTTTCCTCCGGGAATGATGTGCAGCTTGACAGAATCCGCTTCTGCATGAAGCGTGGACAGGCGGCTCTCGGAACCGTTGCCCCGATTCTCTCCCTGCGGATTAGGAAAAATGGACGCAATTGGGGCAGGAAGGTGCGTATTTCTCTAGGGATCACAGGTGAGCGATTTATGAATGTGGAGTTCGCCGGACTTGGTACGGCAAAGAACTTCCAATTTGAGTTAGATATGACAGATGGCCAAGACCTTGAACTTGTCCGGGCATCCCTCTTGATTAACGAATTGGGGAATTAATATGGCATCCATCCCAAGAACCCCGCGAGTCACCGGAAACCTGAAAGATGATGTTTCGGTACTCCAGCAATGGCTGAATCAGCTAAAGATTACATTTGAGAGTGTGAAATCCTTGCCGAGAACGGAAGCTCTTGCCTCCGTTGAACCATTAACATTGACCATCAGCAACCCACCCACGCAGGCCGAGGTAACGCTGGTGCTGAACAAACTGAACCAAGTCATTAACGCCGCCAGAACATAGAGGACAACATGCAACAAGGAATCTCTACCATGCGCCCTCCGCGCCAGAATATGCAAAGCCCCCAGAATATGCAGAACCCGCCGATGCAGCGTGATGCACGCCCTCCCGTGGAGAAGATGGGATCGGCGGTCATGGCAAAAGGTGAGGGGGTTGAAGAACTCGCCTCCAAAGGAAGATTCGGTGACACCGAGATGGTTCACGCTACCGAGGGGGAGATTGTCATCCCCTTGGATGTGCAGACCCCAGAACTGATCTCCTTCCTGAAACAGTCCTTCCAGCAAGCGGGTGTTCCGTTTGAGCGGTATGTGGTGAGTGATGATGAATCTGGCGAGATGGGAAATCCTGAGACGGGGAATAGTGAGTTCTTCTTAGGGAAGGTCGGCAAGATTCTTGGAAAGGCCGCCCCCATCATTGGCGCGGCAACGGGCTTCCCTATGGCAGGGCAAATTGCTGGGGCTGTTCTTGGTGGTATGGGGGGAGAAGAAGCGTCAGGAGCATCAGGTGGTGTTTCTGGCATGTCACCTAGCCGAACCCTCCTTCCTGCCCCTGTGGAGGCAGCTACGCGCCAGCCTAGCAGCATGAATGTTGGCAGCGTGAACTACTCCAGCATTGAAGATCCTACTTATATCAAAGGGAATGATTCTTCCTCCTTCGCTTCGGATACGGGACTTTCCAGCATGAACCCAGCAACCGGCAGGAAAGAGTTTTACGGCTGCAACAGCAAGAATCCGATGACGGGGCGGAAAGAGTATTATGGGAATAGTGTGAATCCCAAGACCAGCATGAGAGAGTTTGCAGGATGGGATGTCAGCAGCGCGACCCAATGGGGGATTCAGAACGGCTACCTGAAACCAGGTGAGGTGGCGCAGGGAGGATTGCTAAACAGCCGGGTTGCTTCTGCCGGTGGTAATGCTCAGTCAGTGTATCAATCCGCTATGAGCGCGGCCAATGCCCCCGCTGCTGCCCCTGCTCCCGCGAAACAACCCACCATCATGAGCTATACCCCCGCTGCTCAAAAGGGCGGTGCTGCTGGGTTCTACCTGCTTTCTGATGGAACGAAGGTTTCTGATAACGATATGCTAAATTACCAGTCAAAGAACCTTCCAGGCTGGAGAGGTGACGTTGATCAGCAACGGATTGTTGGCACGAGTTATGGCACACCTGTCACGGCTCCCCAACCTACGGCAACCCCAGCAGCACAGCCGACTGTCACACCTGTCACGGCTTCCCAGCCCACCACTACCAGTACTCCAGAGAAGAGCTATACGGATGCTCCGGTACTTGCCTCCACGCAGGACAATGCGTCTACGTCTGCTTCCACCACCACTTCCACACCGGACGTTGGAGGTTTCTCAACCCTCTCGCCGCGCCGGACAATGCGCTTCCGTGGTGGTAGATCAGAGGGCGGTGGCCGCTCCGGTGCTTATGCGCGAAACTTTTAGAGATAGGATAATCACATGCCCATAGATTTCGGAGACATTGATTTAGAGGGCATCATCAAGGATGTTGCCCCTACCATCATACAATCAGCAGGGACGTGGTTTGGCGCGGATCGGCAGGTAAAGGGGAACAGCGACGCTGCTGCTCAATACGCTGCTGCTTCCCAGAAGTCTGCTGACATCCTGAATGCAGGATATGATGAGCAGTTGGACTTCCTTGAGTCGGGGGCGGATACCCAGCGCGACATCAACAGTCAGGGCTTCAACGCCACCTCTGGCCAGACCCGCCTCGCAGCGGATACGTTTGAGAACCAGATGGATGACTCTGCTGCAGCGTATGGCGGATATTTGATCCCGCAGTATGATGAATATGGCAACCAGATGACGGATGCGTCTTCTGACTTCGCGGGTGAATACTCCCCCTATGTTGAGACTGGACAGAACGCGCTGAACTACCAAGCGCAGGCCATGGGGCAAGACCCGTCACAATTGAACCCTGCCCAGCTACGGGCGCAGGAGAAGTACCGCAGGGATGCGATTGCACGGTTAGCATCTTCTGGACTGCGTGGGGCTGGTAGAGCCGGTGTCGCAGCGGTGAATGAAGGGGATGCCGCCCTGACTGCTGATTTCTATGACCAGAACCAGCAACGCGCTGACCGTGCGGCCTCGGAGTTAGGAAGCAGGGGGTATAACGCCACCGGGCAAGTGGCAACGAACCGCTATAATACCGGGGCTGACGTAGCCAAGACGGGGATGAATCTCGCTCAAGACATTGCCGGCAAAGGCTTGCAGGCCAGACAGACCGGAGCAACGGAACGCCTGAATACCGGACGGAAGATTTCTGACCTCACCGGCCAGTATTATTCCAATATGTCAAACATTGAGGGAGGGAGAAGCGGGAACCGTGGAACCAACGCGATAAACAAGGCGGTCTCCAACGCGGCAGCAACCTCCGCCTCCGCAGGGACCGACTATAATACCCAGATCGCCAACAGCGACCTGAAGGGGACGGCAATAGGGAACATTACAACCGCCATTTCTGATGCTATAAAGAATAACGGGACAGTGCAGGGATCGTCGGCGGTGAACAAACCCAAAACCAACGCCGCGACTTACGACTTCTCGCAAGAATACAATTAGGAGAGAGCCATGCCCTACGAAGTCCCCCAGATGCAGCAGAACGGGTTTAGCTCGCTCATTCTTCCCCGTGGCACGGTGCAGGTGAATAGACCGAACGCCTATGAAGCCGGTGTTGATGTTGCCCGTCAGCGAGGCCGTCAGGACACGCAAGACGCAGCGGCGGTATCTTCTGCCAGCCAGAAGCGCAAGAACGAAATATTCCAGCAAATGTTGGAAGCACCAGAGAGCGCAGAGCAGATCGCCCAGATGAACGGGATGCCGCTGGATGACAACATGCGTCAGATATTCTCCAACAAAGAAGCAGTGAAGAAACTCAATGACGGGCTGAAACTGGCGAATGATTATGGCATCACCGACCAGAAGGCTATTTCCGCCTTCACCAACAAGTATGTTGAGACGGGGAACCACCAGCAGGCATTTGAGGCGACCGCTGGAATGGAACTGAACAAGCCACAGCAATTCAGCCCTTATGCCGCAATGGGGATTGATCTACGCCGTCAGCAGATGGATGCCAACAACGAATACCGGAATGACAGGCTTGAACTGGATCGCCAGAAGCTGAACACCGTCAAGCCAAAAGCTGTCCCAACCACATGGATGAAAGCCTATGATTCAGGAATAGAGGCGGCTTATCCTGGATTCGCCAATGAATCAGAAGACACCCCACCAAAGGCAGCAAGTCCGGTTGCCGCATCACCCAGCCATTCGCTACCAAGCAGCTCTGCGGGGTTCTCCTCATCGTAAAGCGATTCAACACGCTGGCCTTCTCTCGCAGCATAAGCGAGGTCAGGATTCTGGGGAAGCCGCGCAATCTTCTCTTGCTCTGCAAGAATAGAGGTGATTCCCGATGTCTTGGCGGCCTTAGCCTTTTCAACATACTCAGTATCATCATAGATAGAACGGCCACCGTCAAACCGCTCCCTCCCTGTGTATTCCGTTTCCGGCAGTAATGCTGAGCGTACAGACTGCCCAACCCCACGCAGGCCGCGCTCTAAGGATGTCTGCCAACCGCCACCTGCTTCCGCATAAGCATCCTGTTCGGTGTCTTTCTGTGTCTTCGGTGCTGGTGACACAGAAGCAATGCCGGTGGGGGCGGGCGGCTTCACGCCAAAACGGTCGTACAGATTCATGGGTTTTGGCGCAGGAGGTAACTCCCCTGTGCGTTGGAACACAGGGTCATCCACCTCAGCAGAGGCTATATCGCCTTCATACGGGTTAGGATCATAAAGGCCAAGCGTCTTTAGTGATTCTGTTTTCTGGTTTGGTGGGGTGACACCAAATCTCTCATAAAGATTGACCATTATTTTATACCAAGGTCTGCTTTAACTCGTTCGGGAGAAATTCCCAACTCCGCAGCAGTAGCATCTATCTCTTGCTGCGTGACGGTTTCCCCATTCAGGTTATACGTCACGGAGCCGGTGGGAGGCTCACCACCACTAGACGACCCCATTTGCGGAGTCACCCGACCAGGAAGAGGGGAGGCCGGAGCTGCACCAGCAGGAGTGACACTGTAATCATCTCTCCAATAGGAAGGGTCATGCTTAATGTTGAATTGCTCACGCACGGCTTGATCGGCTATTGCCACGTCACCGCCTGACGATCTGTACGCATCCTGCCATGTGGCCTGCATCGCTGCCTTGGTCTCTGGTGGG